AGGTCGCCGCTGTCAGCAGTCAAAGTTGTCGAGGTGCTGAGGGTAGAGATCTGATGGTTGAAAGATCGAGAACTCTCCTCACCCTTTCAGGGAGAGTTCGAGTATCTCAACTATCAAATCAGATCTCCCTTTGACTATAGCGCCGAATCAGCCCAAATCACGGTGGACAGCCAACAAGGCGGCACAACATCACACAAACCTCAGTCATACCAAGGGACATCATCGTATCTTATCAGTGCATTGCTGACTCATAACCGTAGGTTAACTGGCCGACAGATCGCGTGATATTAACACGTGTAACATGGGCGCGGTAGTTAGTTTCGCCCGGTGGAGCGCGGTAAAACCTATCGCGAGCGCGGTTTAGCCCGGCAAAAACCAAGATCACTACTGCGTAGTGCTGGGCAAAACCGGGCAAAACTGGGGGTACCGGGGGGAAAATTGTCCATGCTACCACGCTATATGGGTAGACAAATTTTTGTCAATTTTTAACAGGTACTCCTTTTCGGTGTAATACGGTTCATTCCCGATAAAATCCCGTGCATCCTGTACATATGGCGGTAACCACTGGTGCACGGGCAGACAATACTGCCAATTATCGGGTTGAGCGCAGTTTACAAGCACAACACTAAAGAATGCTGTGACATAATTGTAAAATGTAAGCATGTTAATTGTTATCTGTAAACTTTGGGGAGTACCATGGGCAGTACCATGGTTGGCAACTTACTTCTTCTACAGGATATTTGGCGTTTACTGGTATTTCAACGCCACATTTTTTACATACAATAATTTTAACTGGATCTAACTCGAAATCACCACATAGCTCCATAAACTTTAGGGAAATAAGCCCGGATAATGTTTTTACACTGCGTAGCAATGCGTTTGTGTTCCTCTTGTGTACCGTTAGCGCACCTTAGCTCACAATAGTGCATCCAAGACCGCAATGTGCCGTTCATATACAGCTTTGTAGGGCTACTCATGGGTAACACCTCACGAGCACACTCTTTAGCTACTCCAGCCTGCAGCATTTCGTTGTACAAGCTTTGTGACATATCATATAGTTGCTGTGTCTTGACTTGAAAGTCTTGCACAATAAACCTATCCATATCATCAATACTGTTTTGCCGGTTAACCGTGTCTTGACGGCGTAAATCGGGTACAACCGGGCTATCTGCTACTACTGCGTAACGCTGGCTAAACTCTTGAAAGCTGAATGATCTGTGCCTAAGGATTTGAGCTGCAATAGATCGTGTCGTGTGTATCTCAACACACATGTTTACCATTTCAAACGGTGACCAATGTTTATGTTTGATCAGGTACTTAATTAACTTAGCACTGGTCTCAGTGTTGTTTTGATTGTTTGGATTAGATACACGTGCCATATAAGCTACGAGATCATCACCTTTGGGTGTAGAGTGGATGTAATTGACGTGGTGCATACAGTAGTAAACTTGTTGTGGTGGTGACGGGTGTATAAATACACATGTCTCAAAGTAATCTAGTTACAGTAGTAAAAGGGACTCCGAAGAGTCCCCAGTACAGAAAGTTGGGTCCACCCATCCCTTCTCCCTGTATAAGGCAGGGACCAACCTAAATCCAGGTGGGGACACCGTTCTTGTAGTTACCTCTAGCCTTTTCTCGTTGTTCTTTATTCATACCAAACACGAGGTGGTTAGCACTACCTTGTGGGTCTTCTATTGTAGACTTAAGGAGGTCGTTCCACTCGTCACGTTTGCGTTGATTAACTGCTTCTTGGGCAGATATACCCATGGCATCTGTAAAATACTTGACACCTTGGGCTAGGCAGTCAATCCTGTCGTCATGTCTAACCGCACCTTTTTCCATGCACATCCTACTCATTTGGTAGAACAACATGTACATAAGTCGTTTTTCTGGGGCTTCATCTCGGTTGGATTTGTAGTCCCAGTCAATGACGCTACGGTCGATAACAAGACGATGCTGATTAAGAATGGGCTCAAGAGCATCAATGATTCTTTGTTCTTTACGGAGGGTTGCTCGGACTTCTTCAACGCCTATAGCCTGTTTAGTTTGTTGTAGGTGTTTTTTAAACAATTCGGCAACGATTCCGTCCCCGAAGTTTGTTTCTATAACCAATTTGGTTACGTTATACTTCTTACAACCCCTTAGAATGTCCAAGAGCGTCGTGTCTGAGTACCCATCTCTATAAGCTCGCATTTCATGCAAGTACAGGTAACCATTACGCTGGGAGATATAAGCTGCTGCTGTCTCATCTGAGCCTCTACCCGATGGATCAACTGAGCAGATTGTTTCTTGGTAAGGAAGCCACTCTCCTTGGAGCTGCATTGGACTGTAGAAATAATCTCCAGGTAAGCCGACAGTGGGAGCGTCCCGAATGACATTCTTGGGATCGCTGCACCAGATGACGGAATCAGGAGCAGTACTGGGGTTAACGGAAGTAACCACCAGGTCTTGCATTTTAAGTGGGAACTTGTCAGCGTCGCTAAGGGACGTGTCAAGCATAAATTGCAGCATAAAGTTGCTGCGTCCCATAGCCGCTTCACGTTCGATAAGATCATTGTCATCAAACCGGTCAGGGTCAGTAACATCCCACGCCTCAGCACCCATATCAATGTCTTCTTGTAGCTGTGGAGCTATAAGACCTTCGTAGTTACTGAGGCTTCGTGGGACGCGTGCAGGCCACACAAACGGTCTGTAGTTGCGTTCTGCAAGCTTACGGTAGATCGTAAATGTAGTCTGAGGTGTACCAAGGTACATAATGCGGGAGTCATCCTTGGGTGTAAGGATAGACTCCGCTTCAGTACAGAGTTGCAGGAGTTTTTCTCGCATAAACTCTGTCATTGAGTTACCAGGAACTTCAATGTCGTCTAGAATCATTAAATCTGCGCGACTTCCGGTGAGCTGTCCAGTGATGCCCACCGACTTTACGCTGGGCGCCTGGTGGGGTGAGCAGTTCACATCGAAGCTTATCCTTGACCACCTTGCATCGTCGGACTTCGGACGTAAATGAGAAAGCCATGGTGTTTCAATAATGAGTTTTTGTAGGAAGATAGACATATTATCAGCGCGTTCTTTAGACGCTGATATGATCATGATCTTTTTTTCTGCATCCTTAAATAGAGTCCAAAGAACAAACGCTCCAGTAATCCATGACTTACCGACACCACGGAAGGCTTGGATTTGGAGTCGTTTAGGACCATTTTGTAGATAGTCTGCGATGGCATATTGGGCACGGGTAGGTTCTGGTAGATCCAGTTGTCCCCACAATGCTTGCAGAAACAGCTTAAAGTCGTCTTGTAGGGCGGTTACAACGTCAGTCATCGTCTAGTAAATAGGTTAATAAAGCCTCGTGTAGTATCGATGCCAATGTTTGTTGCATCAGCTAACGATGAAGCTACGGTTGCGGGTATTGTCAACGGTGGTGCATAAGATGCAACATCAGCAGCTAACGAAAAACTAGAAATATGCTGCTGTAATCGGTCAATTGGATTACCGGTTTCGTCAGCAATCTGTTTGCGTCCAGCTGTTTCAAATGCGCTAGCTGTAGTACCTAACGGACCAAGTAATAGTATACCGCCCGCAGCTGCACTAGTTAGTGCACCACGACGGAAGCTAATAGAACCACGAGAACCTTTAACACTAGGGTTAAGTTCAGACAATTGACCCGGTACATCATCAATATTTGCTCCAAATGGAACATCTATACCAGGTAAAGTAGACGGATCCGCAATTGGATCATAAAATCTTTGTGGAACTACTCGGTAAGATTCTGATGAAGGGTTTAATGTAACAGCATACTTTGACCCTACTTTTAATTTTAAAGCGTCTTTAAATCTAGCTTCTGATTGTCTTACTTGTTGTAGATTAGTAGGATCACCAGGAGCACCAGAAGTCATACCTTTAGAATCAGTTTGATCTGCAAGGTGCTCAACTTGAGTGGGTTCTAATCCCATCATCTCAGCTTCATTACTAATTCTAGTACTTTCAGCTTTGAGACGTTTAGCCTCGTAACCAGCCATTTCCGTCGAAGGCTGGTCAAAAGACGAACGTTTTACATATTGTCCACGTCTGTTGCCAGTTCGAGGTTTGACACCACCTTTACCGTCAGCAGTCCACTTACCTTCAAACCCAGCTTCATGAGCAGCTTGAGACCAGGTATATTTAGGATTGTTAGGTTTATTTTTTTGATAAATGTCAATAATAGGCTGGTACTTATGAGGCATCAGTTAATGTGCGATGATATTAGTCCCTCCCTAAGGAGGTTTGTTCCAAATTTGGCTCTCATCCAAGATTGCCAATGGTGGCTTCCCTTGTCCTGATTACAGCAGGTGCAGGCTGGTACGACATTCGATGTAATGTCTTCACCCCCAAGACAGCGAGGATGAACGTGATCCAGTGTAAGTTCGTGTAATTCATAAGTTTCTCCACAATAAACGCATGTACAGCCGAAGTGTTCCTTAACGGCACGCCTCCAAAGGCGCTTTGCTTCAGGGGACGTCATGGTTATTAGGTTGTGTAAATAATGATCAGGAGTTGGGAATAGCGGGGTCATGCAAGGCGAGGTCGGGTACGGTTCTTCTTAGGACTTTCAAGTTTACCTT